ACAGGCCCACCCTGGGACTCAGCTAATATCTGGTCCTGGGAGTGGGGATGTTTTTGGTTCTCCCACACGCGACAGCAACGCTGCCGCGCCTACGCCTAATAAGGCGTAGCCCATCCGAGCTTGATGCTGACGTGCTCGGGGCGTCCAGAACGCTCCAAGTGCTCGTCATCGATGCTTGGCTCCCTCCACTGGAGAGTGGGGGGCGCAACGAGGGCAAAGCTACCCATTTCAGGGCTGCTTCGCAAGAGGCACTTGAGAAGGGCACCCGAACCTTCTAGATGATCTAGAGGGATCTTGGCACTCACGCTATAGCCCTTGACTAGAGGGCCGTGAGTATTCGGGTCAAGGCGTTGGAATTGGTATCCCAACGCAGATTCCCTACCCAACACGGGGGATGATGGAGCTACATTCGGGAAGTGTTTCAACACTTTCATCATGTAGTTATCCATCCACTGCGCAGACTTCCACAAACCAGCCCAATAGAGCTGATTGCGGAGAGAAACCGCAGAGATAACCTCCGTCGAGTCCTGCCGTTGTGTCGGAAGTACGTGACGAACCTTGACTATACTCACGTCATGGCCGTCATAATACTCCCGTCCGCAAGACTCCCTGAACCTTCCGGTCCAGAAGGACTTGCTGACATTGACTTTGTACCCAAAAGTACTCAGCGTGTCAACAACGGACAGTGCATTATCTCTGGGGACGATCAAATCGTCTCCAAAGACTCGCACCTGATCTCGAAGCCTTAAAAGGCTCCGACGATCTAGTGGGGTACTGAGCTCCTGCTCTATGCCCATGAAGATCAGGGTCGTAAAGACCATGGCCTCCATTGGGAAGCAGAGAGCTGAACCCATAGACGCGAACTTGGCTAGGCGAATAACGCCATGGCCAGGTACATCAGCCTTTCGTGAACGACTGGCTTGGACAGCCTCATGCAGATGAGGGTAGTCCTCCAGGAGTGCACGTACATGCTGATTGGAAACACGATCGGAAGCTTCACTCAAATCGAGTGTAGCGAGGTCACCGCTGAGTGAACCTCTCATCGCCATGACCCGATTAGGGTCTTGGTCATCGAATCCGATCACGCGGGAGAGGAAGTCATCCTCTCTAAACGCGGCAAGGATACAGCGAAGAACAGACTGCTGTGCATATTGCATAGCAGCAGGTTCAATCGCAATAATCCGGGGTGTTTTCAGTGTCTTAGGAACCGTGATGACCCTAACGGGCCTCTCGTCTCCGGGTTCGACGAAGTCAATTCCTCTGCGCGAATCCACGTGATGTGAATTAACACAGAGGAAAGATTCAGCGGGAAAAACCCGCTGAAGTCTCCGGGGCCAGGTTCGCAGATCATACTTTCCATTACTGGAAAGACGGTCCGCGACAGCGCCTGGGCCATGCTTGGGGATATGACGTCCCCAGTAGATATCTCTATCTACTTTGGCGAATAAATCGCCAAAAAGCATCGCCGACATTCTCTTGAAGTGCTCGAGGAATTGAGTATCCAAGAGAGAATCGGAGCGTTTGACATCGTACTCACACTGGATGAAGTCGGACATCGCTTGCCTTTCCCGTCGCTTGCTTACGACTTGATAGTCGCTTGCAAGACCCCCTTTCGGGGGTGGATTGGCAATCTTGCTAAAATACAGCGTTAGCTGTCTGATAGCGAAGATAGCATCGATATCGGGTTCATCGAGCAGTACACCACTACTAGGATCGAACACGCGTCCAAGGAAACCTTGCAGAAACGCAGGGAGACCAGTATGACGCTGCATCCGAAAGGATGTAGCGTCAGAAGGGACGACGAAACCTTGATCAAGCCATTTTTGGATGACTTTCCCAAGGTCCGTCAGGGTTATCGCGAAAAACGGTAACCCCTCGTGTTCGACCCGACCCGCGACAGTTTTTATGTCGCGAGTGGCGCTTACACAGCATCCTATGGCCAATTCATTGGCCATAGTAGACCAGAGTGACAACAGCCTTTTCATAGTCCCCTCCTTCTATAGAGGGTGGCTAATGCTGGCTTGTGTCACACAGAAGTCGGAGTATCGTCAACCTCACTGATAACGTCTAGAGCCTGAGCGGCTTTGACGAGATCATTGAAACTGGCGAGTACTGCCGGACTTGGGTTGAACCCCAGCCTGACGCGCACATTTAGGTAGGAACTACATCCAGCGATGGATGAGCCCTTCCAAAAGAACACGTCAACTTCTGTTCTATCACTACCGTCGTCCATAGCGGCTAACAGCCGTTCTGGATGATGGTCTCACCTACCAAATATAGAGCATTGACAATGGCCACTACGCCCACCAGCACCTTTGTGGTGATGTTGGTACGAGGGTCATAATCATGAGAACGGCGACCAAGAGTCGCACGTTCAGGATGGGTGACATTACTGTCACGCCTCCTCTCTACATTCGGTGGCGACCCCTCAGGAGAAGTCGACACAGAGTCTTACGACTCTCCGCCGAGCAACTTCTTGACGAGGTCGTCCGTGTTGGCCGTAATCAGGGTTTTGAACCCCGTGTAAACGGCCAAGGCCTCGACATTGTCAAACCCCTCATCGGGCAAGTCGAAGACCATGTACAAAGACATGGACTTCTTTGCGTTGATGGTGGGCTGGATGGTGTCGGGGCTCAACTTCGAGGTGTCGATTCGCAGCATACGTCGCTTGCGCTTGCCATAGTCATGGCTCGCGCGGACGACGATGAGACCGTTCGCGCTCATGTACTCCGACTGATCGTCGCCGACGCTTACGCGCGGCAACGGAGTCGTGGTACCCGAGATCGTAACGGACAGCGGATCAGTGAAAGACACAAGCATCACTCCTAGTGGACACTAAGGTCCACCCTTGACGTTTGGCGAGATACAACATCTCACTCACTTTTTCTTGGTAATACCAAGAGCAGTGAGGATCCCCAGCTGATGCCCACCAAGGGCATTAGGTGAGATTCCGAACCCATAGGGTCCAGCCCCGATTCGTTTCTTACTATCAATAGTAAGAGTCACGACCCCGGGCACAGGGTCACCCTTGATACGGGTGTCACCTGAGTACGTATAGGTACGTGTTACAATGGTGTGAACCATCATGTACCCATACTGTAGGACCTGCCCATCGATTGCCCAGTTCGACCAGTTCTGGAGAACATCCCCAGTATTGGCGAACCAGTCGGTGAGCCAGCTCCACGGAGTTAGGTTCCAGACTACGTCTGGCGTAAGTGAGAGACCAAGAAGTTTCTTGGCCTGGATGACATTATACGCTAATGCTTCCCGATCTTCTCGGGGAACATAGTATGTAAAGCCACCACTAAACCACTTACGTTGAGAGACACGATCTGTTCTCAAAACCATGCCGTCAAGTTTGTAGTTCTCCGTCTTATAGAGAAGCGAAGTAGAAGGGTTCCAATTGGGACCCATCAAACCAAGCTCCTCCTGAGCGAAGGACTCAAACTTGGGGAACTCATACCTGCGTCGCACCATTTTACCTGAATCGCGTTCGTACTGTGCCCAAATGGCATCAGCACGCGTGACAGCTTCGGATAACTTCCGAATGTCTGAGATAAAAGGGTCTATACCGAATTCCTTATTGAGATGCTCACCAGCGAGCGCCTTTCGGCGCTCTTTGGCGGTCATATCACGGAATCCTCTTAGGCCAGAACCAATAAGGCGGGGTAAACCCTCCTTAATGGTCTCACCCAAGAGTTC